CGAGGAGATTAGCAAGGAAGAGTATGAGAAGGCATTGTCAAAGCTGGATCTTAGCATTCCGCTTCAAGAAAACTCAATGGATTTGACTATTGACTTTGATGACTGTGCAACAGGTGCTTGCCCAATACGCTAAAGATATCAATTTGGTGCAAGACAAGTATCATTATCTATTGAAACCGTAAAATATTTGACAACTTGTGTCGCTATTGTTCTTTATTTAAGAAAAATGATGTACAATAGATTTAATGAGTATGGATGCGGTAAAGAAAAAACGACTTTGGGTTCCTGAAAGAACTTACGGCGTTTGTATCTGGGTTCTTCCAGACGGTCAAGTGTTATCGGATGGTGATGGTTTTCTATCAGCAGAAGGTTTCGTTGGTGACAAAGATATTGAAGATAGAGTTTTTGCTGCCGCTAAATACTGGACGGGAAGTGAAGAAGGTGAAGTTGCTTGGGTTCATGGAGCAAGAAAGATTACTGCATCTGAAAGAGATGATCAGGTAGATAGATTAAATAATGGTCACATACCAGACCCGTATGAAGATTTTTTTGACGGATTGAGGAAACATGGAAAATAAAATAGTGCATGTAGTTGATGAGCCAGTAACAGATGAGATTGATGATTTATCATATTTTGGATTTGATTCCACCCCTGTAAATGATGACCCATTTGCAAAAATTGCATATTCAAGTCTTTCCCCGAAAATGAAAAGAAAGGTATCAAGGCTTGCTAAGAAATATGAAGGCATTGATGGGGTAGCGACAAAGTATATTGACCCAGAGACTCTTGATGGCTACAGTCTTTACGATATTGTGAACCCCCCGTATGATTTAGACAATCTTGCCGGGCTTTATGATTCAAGTGCAATTCATAACGCATCTATCGCAGCAAGAGTTATGAACACAGTTGGTCTTGGCTATGAGTTTGTTGAAACAATCAAAGCAAAAAGAAAATTAGAAAAAGTTGCTGGCGATCCAGAAAGGCTTTCTCGTGTTAGAAAATATATTCAAGATGAAAAGCAGATGCTTGAAGATATTTTTGAAAACACTAATAAAGAAGAAACTTTCAATGAAACAATGATAAAGATTTGGCAAGATGTTCTTACCATTGGTAATGGCTATATGGAAATTGGTCGTAACAATGCGGGAGAGATTGGCTATATTGGTCACATCCCAGGAACACTTATGCGTATTCGCCGTCAAAGAGATGGTTTTGTTCAGATCGCTAGGAGCAATAAAATTTCCGCAGTGTTCTTTAGAAACTTTGAAGATAAAGAAACTGAGGATCCAATCAACACCGATCCAAATCCAAATGAAATTATTCATTTTAAAACATACTCTCCAAAGAATACATATTACGGTATCCCATCGGCAGTTTCTGCAGCCGCTGCAATTGTTGGAGATAAGTTTGCAAAGGAATACAATATTGATTACTTTGAAAATAAAGCAATCCCGCGTTATGCAATTATTCTAAAAGGTGCAAAACTTAGCAATAAGTCAAAACAGGAATTGATTAACTATTTTAGAAAAGAAGTCAAGGGGCGCAATCATGGCACTCTTGTTATTCCAATCCCTGCTTCAATAGGTTCTGATAGTGATATTAAATTTGAAAAGCTTGAAGCCGGCATTCAGGACTCATCTTTTGATAAATATCGTAAATCAAATCGTGATGAGATTCTTGTTGCAAACAGAGTTCCAGCTCCAAAAGTTGGTGTGTATGACAATGCCAACCTTGCTGTGTCTAGGGATGCAGACAAGACATTCAAAACTCAAGTGATCGGTCCAGATCAGGCGGTTGTTGAAAAAAGATTGAATCGTGTTGTTGCTGAATTTAGTGACATGGTTGTTTTACAGTTTAAGAGAATTGATTTGATTGATGAAGACATTCAATCTAGAATCAATGACAGATATTTGAGAACGGAAGTTATTGCCCCGAATGAGGTCCGTCAGCAGCTCGGCTTGCCTGAGCGCACAAATGGCGATGAGCCATTGCCGTTCCCAACAAAGATTAAGAAAGAGCAAACTGGTGCGGGAGCTCCAGTAGGCAATTCTAATAATCAAGCCTCGCAGCCAAGAAATGCTAGGTCAGATACGCCAGAAGGCGCTTCTGACCCAAGGGCATCTGGCGATCAAGCAGAACGAGGCGAAGTACAAGATACCACAGGAGGTTCTAAATGAATTACGGATCCGGAATAGTTTTTTCCAACATAGCAGTGACTAGTACGAGCGGCACATCAGGTGTTGTGTCTACTAATGGTCACACTAAATGCATACATTTTTACAATACCCATGCTACAACAAATGCGACAGTTAAGCTTAATGGTGGTCCTCACCAAGTAGTTATTCCTGCAATTAATAGCGGCGGCGGCTATGTTGAAATTGAAGGTGATTTTACAAACTTTCAAGTTATGACGGCAGGTGTAACACTTGCTGTTTATGCTGTTGCATAATTTGCTTGCATTAAAATAATGTATTATACTGGTCTTAATTATCTATATGAACGACTTTAATATTTCTTTCCCAATTGAAATGATTAAGAAGGAACAGCGTATTGTTTCTGGCATTGCAACTGCAGATAATATTGATAAATCTAATGACATTGTAGACTTTGCTGCGTCTGAAATAGCATTTAAAAACTGGCAAGGCAATATCCGTGAAATGCATGCCCCTATTGCTGTCGGCAAGGCTATCAGCTACAAGCCATTGAAGATGAAAGGTGCTGACGGTCAGGAATATAATGCAATTCAGGTTGAAGCTTATATTTCCAAAGGTGCTGAGGATACTTGGCAGAAGATCCTTGACGGCACACTTCGTGCTTTTTCTATTGGCGGCAGAATTACCAAGAAAGAAGTGATGGCTGGCAAAATGCACAATGGTCGTCCTATTTCAATTATTAAACAGTATGACCTTGGCGAGTTGAGCCTTGTTGATAACCCAGCAAATGCTCTCGCAACTATTGATCTTGTAAAAATGAATAATGATGGTGGATTGAATTACGCACTTGATTGCGATCTTGATTGCCAAATTGAGAAGGCAAAGCAGCCATTGAAAGATCCGAAGGGTGGATTGACGGCTGCTGGAAGAAGGCACTTTAAACAAACAGAGGGTGCAAACTTAAAACCCGGGGTGAGAGGCGCAGCCAATACTCCAGAGAAGATGCGTCGCAAAGGCTCCTTCCTTACTAGATTCTTCACAAACCCATCTGGCCCAATGAAAAAGCCAAATGGTGAGCCAACACGCTTGGCTTTGTCTGCCGCTGCATGGGGAGAACCAGTCCCGCAGAATGCGCAAGATGCTGCCGCTTTGGCTGCAAAAGGAAGAAGGATGTTGGAAAGATACGCCAACACTAAAAAGAAGAGTTTTTCAGAAAATGACTTTGATGACTCCATGCTGGATACCTTGCTGGAGATTATCACAAGTTCAAATTATGAAGAAGTCGTTCAGGGTATTTCTGAAAGTCAGGAAGACAGCATGATTGATAATGATGTTGTGAATATGCTTCTGGATGATTTGTATGAGGAGTACATGATGGAAATTGAAAAATCTAATAATTGTGGATGTAATGTTGATAAGGAATTGCATAATGTTGAAAAATATGATAATGTAACACCTATGGATAATTTGTCAGAGACAGATACAAAACTGTCTTTTATCAAGAAGTTTATTAATTGGTTAGGTCCAATTGATAATTTAGGACTGGAAAAGTCCGAGCATAGTACTGAAGCTTCAATTGAAGCTGAAGTGAATGTCGAACAAGTGGAGGAACAAGATATGGATATTGAAGTTCTTAAAGAAGCCCTTGGTTCAGTCATTGATCAAAAGCTTAACGACTTTGCGACTTCATTTAAGCAAGAAGTTGAAGAGAATGTTAATGCCAAGATCGAGGAAGTAACTAAGAGTGTAGAAGCTCAGAAAGTAGAGTTGGCTGAGAAGTTGGAAACAACTGAGAAGGCTCTAGAAGTTCAAACAGCAAAAGTTGAAGGCTTTGCCCAAGCTGGTGCTGTGAAGAAGAGCGTTGACCCAGAAGAAGATGAAGAAGGCGAGGAGCTAGTAAAGTCCGCACCAAAATCATTTTGGGGCAATATGTATTTGCCACAGGGGTTAATTAGCTCCTTAGGCTATAAGTCATAAGGTAAGGAGGAAAAACTACTATGGCAACACAAGAAGAAATCCTTGCAAAAGCAGACGAAGTAACTACGAGCGTCGTTGGCAATGCATCAGGTGGTCTGCTTAATGCAGAGCAATCAAATCGTTTTATTGATTTCGTAGTTGATCAATCTAACCTCATGAAGAATTCCAGAGTTGTGCGTATGCGCACACCAACAATGGACATCGATAAGGTGTCGGTTGGTACAAGACTCATGGCTAAGGCAACAGAAGCATCCGATACCGGTTCTAATGCTGCAGTGACTTTCACAAAAGTTTCGCTGTCCAGTGTTAAGCTTCGCCTTGACTGGGAATTGAGCACAGAGTCCCTTGAGGATAACATTGAAGGTGCTTCCTTGGAAGACCACCTTGCTCAGATTATGGCTCGCCAGACAGCAAACGATCTTGATGATCTTTTGATTAACGGCAATACATCTTCGAACAATGCTCTTTTGAAGGCACTTAATGGCTTTACAAAGCTGGCTCTTACGGGCGGCACTGTTGTTGACGAAACAGGAAACAATATTTCCCGTTCGACATATGACAGAGTTCTTCGTAATATGCCAACTAAGTACCTACAGCGTCGTAATGAGTTGAGGTTCTTTGCAGGTGCAGGCGTTGTGCAAGACACATCGTTTAGCTTGCAGAATCCAAACTCGGCAACGGCAGCAACCGCTGGAGCTCCAGCTCCAGGTTCGACTTACGGTGAGCAGGCATTCATGAATGGCTCGATCCGTGCGAACGGCGGTCCAGGCGCAACTGGTCTTTCACCATATGGTATTCCATTGATTGAAATTCCTTTGATGCCAGAAACAGTTGCTGGTGATTACTCACCAACATCGGGCAGCCATGGTTATGTAGAGCTTACATTCCCAAATAACAAGGTGATCGGTATCCACCGCGATATCACACTGTACCGTCAGTTCCAACCAAAGACTGACACCATTGAGTACACACAGTTCATGCGTGTTGCAAACAATGTTGAGAATCTTGATTCTTATGTGATTGCAAAGAATGTCAAACTGCGCACTCTTTAATATAAATAATTAATGATGATGGGCGGGGGTGATTATACCCCCGCCTATTATTATGTTAAATTGATTTAAATTCATTTGAATGATAGGATTGGTATATGGTAAATAGAGATAATGTTGTAACAAGTGAGTCTGTACTCCCAAAAAAGAAAGTAGCTGCTAAAAAGCCGGCTGCACCAAAAAAGAAAATTGTTGACGAAGTTATTGATGAAGATTCTACTGTTGTTGAATCTGTAATTTTTACAAATAATGAACAAAGTGTCCTGCTGTATTTTGAGAGCGGGGCTGGATATGTTACAGGTTCTGGATTTAGATTCACCAGAGCCCAGCCAATGGGTGAAGTTTCTTCTGATGAAGCAAATAGCTTGTTGAGACTTCCTAACTTCAGATTGCCTAATGACGAAGAAAAGGAAATGTATTATAATAATCTGGAGGGATAACAATGGCAGGCAATCTTACAAACTATCTTGAAAACAAGTTGATTGACCACTTTCTTGGTACAACCACTTATACAAAGCCAGCGGCTGTTTATGTAGGATTGTTTACCGTTACACCTGGCGAAGCTGCTGGTGGAACAGAAGTAACTGGGGGCTCGTATGCTCGTCAGACTGCAACCTTTACTGCAGCCGCAAGCGGCGCAACATCAAACGATACCAATATTGATTTTACAGGAATGCCAGCTGCTACAACAGTAGCGATTGGTATTTTTGATGCTTCAACAAGCGGAAATATGTTGCTGTACGGATCACTTACAGTAAATAAAACAACAGATGCTGGGGATACTCTAAGAATCGCAACAGGCGATCTTGATATCAGCATTGACTAGGAGATTAGTATGCTGAGAAGAGAGTTTAGCGGTGCGGTACTGAGAACATCTCTTTCCGCCAACATTTCAAACTCTGCATCTTCAATCACTGTTGTTGACGGATCAACTTACCCGAGTGGAAATAACCCTTTTGTTATCGTTATTGATCGTGGTAATTCATCCGAAGAAAAAGTTTTAATTTCTTCAAGAGCAAGCAATACGCTAACGGTAGAAGAGCGGGGTTATGATGGAACAACCGCTAATGCCCATACTTCTGGTTCATTTGTGGATCATGTCCTTGATGCGGCTGTTATTCAAGACATGAATACAACAACATATGACAATGAAGTGTTAATGTGGATGGGGGTATAATATGGCTAATTTAACGCCAAAAAGTTTTTACATTGGCAGCGAGTCTGCCGCTAATGCCTATACAACAGCTAATGTTGTTGGTAATTATTCAATTATCAAAAACATCAATCTTTGCAATGCAACTGCATCTAATGCTGTATGCAGCATTCATATTCTTGTTGGAGCAGCAACGGCGGCGGCGAATAATAAAATTATAAGTAATGTGAATGTTTTGGCAAACAATGTTGTGTACTACAATACATCCATAGTCGTACCTGCTAATAGTAAAATCTATGTTGATCAAGTAACAGCTAACGCTGTGACATTTACAATTAGCGGTGTAGAATATGCCTAACCTGCAAAACCAATCTTTAAGTGAATCAGGTCAAATTGTAACAACTGGTGATACTGGTGTAGTAACCAGTGCAATGATTGTTGACGGTACCATTGCGAATGCGGATGTTTCAACCTCTGCAGCGATTGATCTTTCTAAATTAGCGTCTGGTACTTCTGCGCAAATTGTTCTAGCTAATTCTAGCGGTGTACCAACCTATACAACGGTATCTGGCGATATTACATTGGCAAGCAATGGAGCCGTGTCTCTTGCTTCAAATATTACAATTTCTAATAACCTCACGGTTACTGGTGATCTAACTGTTAGTGGAAATACAACTACTATTAACACCGCCAATCTTAATGTTGAAGATAGCTTTATCCTTCTTAACTCTGGAGAAACCAGCACCCCTACGCTGAACTCTGGTATTGAAATTGAACGAGGAACTTCTACGAATGTATTTATTCGCTGGAATGAATCCTCAGATAAATGGCAGTTCACAAATGATGGAACCAACTATACCGACTTCGGTGCAGGCGGTGCAACGATTTCAGAAACAGCCCCTACTTCCCCAACTGCTGGTCAAGTCTGGTTTGAATCAGATACAGGTCAAACATTTGTTTATTATGATTCTCATTGGATTGAAATTGGCGCTAGCGGTACTGCTGCATATGTAGCAGATAGCGCTCCAGGTAATCCAATCACTGGTCAACTTTGGTATAACTCTTCTGAGGCAAGCACCTATGTTTACTATGATTCGCAATGGATTGAAATTGGTGCATCGGGCATGTCAGCTATTATTAGCGACACTGCCCCAACAAATCCAATCACTGGTCAAATTTGGTATAACTCTTCTGATGGCGGCACCTATGTTTATTATAATTCAATCTGGGTAGAAATAGGTGCAGCACCTTTTAATACTCTCCTGAGCTCTATAAACGCAAAGGGCGACCTTTTGGTTGGTACTGCCAATGACACTGTTGCTGGATTAACCGCAGGTTCAAACGGTACTTTCTTAAAAGCTAATTCTGCTACAGCAACAGGTCTTGAATGGGCTTCAATCCCAGCCATCAATACACTTGATGATGTTGGCGATGTAACGATTACTAGCGCAAGTTCGGGTCAAGTGCTACAATGGAACGGTACAGCATGGATTAACGCAACAGTCAGTTCAGATGTTATGACTGATGCAAAAAATGCGGCTTTGATTATTATGGACATAGGAGCGTAAAATATGGCATCAGGAGATAGAGTTGAATCTAGGTTAGGTGGTCCAATTCAATTGGGGACTACAACAACCACAATTTGCACCAGCGGTTCTGGT